GGCTATTAGAAAGATACCCGGCTACAATTGTATTTACAAAAGAAAGTGGTTATCATTCTGGCGGCTGGTGGAAAAATCCTGAATATGAAAGATGTTGGCATTTATCAATGTCGTTCAGAGGTGGATCGGAGGTTAAAGTTGCCCGTAAAATAATTGACAACTTATTTATGCCATACGAAAGATTACTTTGGGTTGAGCCTCCATATAGTGAGCAAGGTAAAAAACTAAACGTCTGGCATTATAGATTATTTTGTGACGAAAACTGGCAGCCTATAAAACCAAAAGGCGAAGTTTATAATACTCATTTTACCGAAATTGGGTGGAAATCTTTTTCAGAATTACAATATGAAAAATGAACTTCAATCGGAGCGTCTCTGCCTTGCTTATAACGTATGGTGGTATGAAATCGTGGCGGATTTACGAGCGATGCAGTATCAACCGAGTATAAATTTTAAACGAAGCGAAAATGATTAATAACCGACAAACCCCGCCATGTTTTATACCACGTGTTGTATGCTGGCGGACTTTTACCCACAAATGTTCGAACGTGGCGATAAAAATAAAAAATGCGAAGGGAGGGCTTTTTATATGATTTTAAATAGATTAGGAAATAAAACCAAAATTGCACAGGAAATACAAAAACACTTTCCAAGGCACGATATTTATATGGAACCGTTCTTTGGTGCAGGAGGTATGTATTTTAATAAACCAAAAGCAAAGTATAACTTTTTGAATGACTTTGACGATGATGTTTACAACCTTTATAGGCAACTATTAGACAATAAAGAAGAACTTGTAAAATGGATTGAATTAACGCCTGTAATAGAAACGCAGTTTAAAGAATGGGGCAAAGGAAGAAAAGAGCAAACAGATATGCTTAATGCTGTTAGGTTTTTATTTATAAGTAATTTTGGGCTATACGGCAAGCCAAATACTTTACGAATAGGCGCAGTTAATCCAAAAGACCAAATTTTAAGGCAAATAGATTTCACATTCGATTACTTAAAAGATGCATACTTTTTTAATGCCGATTTTAGAAAGTTTTTTAATAAGTGCGATTATAAAGGTAATATTGAAAGGTGTTTTTGCTATTGCGACCCCCCATATTTAGGGACTGATGATAATTATAGCAGCAGTTTTGTTGAGAAAGATAGCGAGGATTTATTCGAAATACTCTGCAGTAGTGGAGTTAAATTTGCGATGAGCGAGTTTAACCACCCTTTTATATTAGAACAGGCTGAAAAAAGGAAATTACAAACTACAATAATAGGAGAACGCCAAAATATAAATAACAGAAGAGTAGAAGTTTTAATACACAATTATGCAAAACTACCAACGTTATTCGATTTTTAATGGCTTTGAAAAATCCAAGAGAGCGTGGGGCATTTTTTATTTTTTGTCCAAATACGCACGAACTTTCATGCGAGCGATTAACCCAGCTTGCATACAACGAATTGCGGTATGCTACGTGCCGGATTAATAACGAAACACTATCAAATTATGACAGAACTTAATAAACAGCAGGAACTTTGGCAAACCACTACGCCCGGCATGGAGTATGACCGCGTGTTACCTGCCGTTTTTCGTGTTTTAAATCTTTGCGCTGGGGTTGGCGGTAATCGCAAAAACTGGAAAGATTGCCAAGTTACGGCAGTTGAAAATGACCCTAAAATAGCAGCACTTTATAAAAAACTTTACCCAAATGATACGGTAATTACTGGAGATGCTTACGAATATTTAAGGAATAATTATGAAAACTTCGATTTCGTTTGGATTTCTCCACCGTGCCAAAAGCATAGTAAAATGATGAAATTTACAAGGCACAAAGTAGCAGATTACCCAGACTTTAAACTTTATGAAGTGATTGTATTTTTAGATAACTTTTTTAAAGGCAAATGGGTTGTTGAAAACGTGAAACCTTACTATAAACCATTAATTGAGCCAACAGCCGAAATTGGGAGGCATTTATTTTGGGCAAATTTTAAGATTGACCAGGTAAAAGTTGAACAGCCTAAAAACTTTATTAACAAGGCTAACATGGAAGGTAAAAAGGCAATGATGGACTGGTTAGGAATTCACTTTGAAGAAACTATTTATTATGGTAAAAATCATTGCCCTGTTCAAATTTTAAGGAATTGTGTTCATCCGATAGTTGGTGAGGCTGTTTTCTTAAATGGCAGGTAACACAATAGTATATGTAATTCAAAATTTTTAACCATGTCAAGATCAGAACTAATAAGAGAAAGACTATTTGAATGCATTCATAAAGGCGAAGTTGAGAATGACGATATGGTTAAAATTATTGAACACCTATGCAAAATTTTGAACCTGCAAACAAAAACTAATTATGCCAGTGCTAGGCGAATTAGTTACAATGGGGTAAAGTTCAGCAAGCATCACCGTGTAAAAATAGATAGTGAAGAATTTATTGTAAATAACGACTAACTTAAATAACACCAGTCTAAAAGTAAAATAATATCTATGAAAGCATTGTCAGTAAAACAGCCTTGGGCTGGTAATATAGCTGTCGGAAATAAAACAGCCGAAATAAGGCCAAGAAAAATCAAACCGCAAGGTGATATTCTAATTTGCTCATCACTCCAACCATTTCAAAACATAGGCCAGCTACAATGTAATAATCATAAATTATGGTTATATCCGGGAAGTGATATTTGTGATACTTACGGTCGGGCAATTGCTGTTGTTAATTGGTATGATACGGTGAGATTCACAAAAAACTTATGCGAAGCTGCTTGTTTTGACGTTAAAAGATGGCCTTTCGGCTATTTTGAATTTGATGAAACCATTAATTATTGGGCGTGGATGTTTAAAAATGCAAGGCTTGTAAAACCTTTTTTAGTAAAAGGACAGCAAGGTATTTTTGAGGTAGATGAAAAACTTATTGAATACTTATGAAGAATCAAAATTTTTCTATTAGCTACTGTAATGGTTTTGTATTGCAGCTTAATAAAAATCTATCTAAATTTAAAAATAAAATATGGAAGATGCCCTAGTATTTTTTGAGACATTTTGTAAGTCAAAAGGTTACATTTTGACTGATCGAATAATTGGTATATCAAACATATATGGATGTACTATTTGGCAAATGAATTATAAAGGCTTATATATAACTGATTATGATATATTTAATTCAAATTTAGGCGTTAAAAATGGCAGTCTATTACAATCTAAAAATATGGTTACGATATTTACTGACGCACTTATTAGGTTTAACATATCAGTTAGCTTGCTTAATGACGATGTTTATACAAGTATCATCGATTTATTTGCATTTAAAAATAACTTAAAAACCAATAACCATGCATAAAACTCGCGAATCAATAGATGCACAGCAATCCGCGTTAACACATGATTGTTTTACCGCGTTGTTTTACCGCCACAGCGTTCTGCATAATTCAAAATTTGATAGCAAAAAAAGCGCATTAAAAAGTTTAATGATGGATAATGAGTCAGGAGATATATTTCCAGTCGCAATTATTGATAATTCATCAAATAAAATGTGTTGGTTTAATAGTCATATATCTGAAAATCAATGTAATACAATAGTTCAAAAATACTTGTCTGAATCCGATCAATCAAAAACGTAACAATGTTACAGTTACAAATGTAACATTGTTACATAAACCACCCTTGTAAACTTATTCACTTTGTAACAAACAATTTTTGTTATGAAGTGGAATCTCCCATTTTCGATTCAAATTAAAAAGCGCGATACCCAACAGGTTAATCTTAAATCGCCTGAAGGTTGGTTTAATTTGGGTAATTCGAGCTTGAGTGGTGAGACAGTTACACCCACAACCGCAATGAAGTTAAGCGCCGTTTACGCTTGTATACGCCTAAACTCCGAAAACATTGCATCGCTGCCAAAATACGTTGTTTCAGAATCAAAAGGATATAGCGAGCGCATCACTGATCACCCTGTAGCATCACTTATTCATTTATTGCCTAATCCTGCCATGACCGCCTTTACATTTTGGGAGACGGTAATGGTAAACCTGCATACACGTGGCAATGCTTTTGTTTTTATCAATCACGATAATTTTGCCCGCCCCTACCGTCTCGACATTTTGGAAAACTCAAAAGTGGCTGTTTATAAAAACGATGCAGGTGAGTTGTATTATACCTACATGGGCGAAACAATACCTGGCTATAAGATGCTTCATTATCGCAATATGAGCGAAAAAGGATTATTCGGCTTGGCTCCTATTGAGGTTGTAATGGACGAAATTGGTTTAGGGTTATCGGTTCAACGCGTTGGATCAAATTTTTATAAAAACGGTGCTCAAAACTCAGGAGTAGTTGAGATGGAAGGTCACATGACCGATCCTCAATATTTAGCCTGGCAGGATCGATGGAAAAAAGCATATGCGGGTGCAAACAATGCATTCAATGGCATGCCTATACTTGAGTACGGCATGAAACTAAAGCCAACTACCATACCTCTCGAACAGGCTCAATTTATTGCAACCCGTCAGTTTCAATTATCTGAAATATGCCGAATGTTTAATGTGCCACCTCATTTGGTTGGTGATTTAAGCAAAGCGGCATTTTCCAGCCTTGAGCAGCAAGATCTTCAATATGCCAAATACACTCTACGTGGCTATTGCAAGCGAATGGAGGCCGAAAACGACATTAAACTAATCAGCTTAAGAGAGCGTGGCCGAATATCTACAAAATTTAATCTCGATGGCATTCTGCGTGGTGATACTGTTACCAGAACTGCATACTACAAAGAAGGTATTATAAATGGTTTCCTGACTCGCAACGAAGTTCGCAAGCTCGAAAACATGGAGCCAATTGCCGGACTCGATGAAATATTGGTGCCTCTGAATATGGTTAATCAATCACAATCAAATAACGGTCAACAATGAAAAAATATACGTTTGGTGAAACACGTCAATTCGACAGGGCAAAAGCTGAGGAAACTCGCACAATCCCATTTACGTTTTCAACTTATTCGCGCGACAGGCATGGAACTGTTTTAAATCAGGATAACTGGATGCTGTCGTCTTTCGATAGCAATGGTATTGCCGGATATATGCACAATGTGTATGGTGGAGATATGTGCAATGCGCCAGATCCAGATGATGTAATAGGCCGTGCAACCGCTCACATTGAGCAAATCGACGGACGCAATGCATTAGTTGGCGAAATCACATTCGAACCTGCCGAAATCAATCCCAAAGCAGAAAAAATATTTAAAAAGCTTTTATTCGGATCGTTGCGCATGGTTTCGGTTGGTTTTATGGAAGTTGGCGAAGGTCGCTGGGGCGAAGGCGACGAATCGCAACGCGGTGCAACACCTACTTATTATTTTGAAGGTCAGGAACTGCTTGAAATAAGTGTGGTTAACATACCATCGAACCGCGATGCTTCTGTTAGGTCCTTACGCGATCAGGCTGCCAATGCCATTATGTACATTAAACGCGAGCTGGGTGGCGATTACACATTTTCTCAAATCGAAAATATGCGGGTCGCCGATGTGATTGCATTATTAGAAAAGCACCCCAATAAGCGCGATGTTGACTTTACGCAACACGATGCCTCATTTGAAAAGTTCAAACGCCGGGCGAAAGTCCTGGAACACTCAATAAATGTTTAATTCAAAAATTTTAAAAATGAAAAAGTTAATTTTATTTCTGACTATTTTGTCCGGCTTCATACTTCTGTTTGCAGTCGGCTTATTGATTAACATCGAAGCTGGTGTTATCTCATCTGGTATTGGCATGGCTATGGCATTGCCATTCATTCCTGTTGGTTCATCTGTAAGTGAGGAATTACGAAAGCTAACCGAAGAACGTGGCGGCTTAATGCTTAGGTTAAAGGCTTTAACTGATGTCGATACAATGACAGAAGAACAGCGAACCGAATTTGATACGCTTGATGATCAGATTCGAAAGCTTGATGCCGACATTAAAGAACTTGAAGCAGAAGAAAAACGGATGCTTAAAATCGAATCGCGCCGAAACGAAATAGCGGGCAAACCGCAAAAGCGTGTCGATGGCAAAGATAATGATTTAAGCAAGTTTCAGTTTTTAAATTATATGCGCGAAGTAGCCGACGGTAAGTTAACCGGCATAAATCTCGAAATGCATCAGGAAGCTGTGCGCGAAGCCCGTGCACTTGGTCAATCAATTAATAACTTTGGGATTCCTGAAATTGTGCTTACCAATAAGCGCGATTTAAATACCACATCAACAACCGGTGGTTATGGTGTTGGCTATGCTGCCATTAGTTACATTGAGGCGTTGCAAAATGCACTTGTATTGGTTGAAATGGGTGCTGATTTTTTAACAGGCTTGCGTGGCAATGTACCAATGACATCCGAAAATGCAGTTGCAGCTGCCGTGTGGGTTGCTGAAAATGGTACTGCAACCGAATCGAACCCAACTTTCACTCAGTCCGTGTTGACTCCAAATCGCTTGGCAACGTTTACCGATGTTTCAAAACAGCTTTTGCTGCAAGATAGCGTTAGCATTGAGCGTCGTTTAATGGGCCAATTGGTTAATGCTGCCGCTCAGGCTTTGTTAACAGCTGCCATTAATGGTAGTGGTACTGCTCCTACCCCTCGTGGTATTTTAAATGTTTCTGGCATTGGTTCGGTAGCCATTGGCACCGATGGTGGTGCATTAACATGGGCAAAAGCTGTTGAACTTGAAACTAAAGTTCGCGCTGCAAATGCTGTATTAAACGGCAAGTATGGATATCTGACCAACAGCAAGGTTATTGGCGCTGCTAAAACAATTGCAAAAGCAAGTAATGCTGCATTGTTTATTCTCGAAAACAACGCCATGAACGGATATAAGGTGTTTGAAACCAATGCTGTTCCTTCAAACCTGACCAAAGGTGGTACAACCACTTCATGTTCAGCTGCAATCTTCGGAAACTTTGCTGATCTGGTTATTGGTCAATGGGGTGGTTTGGATATTATGGCAAACCCATACACCAAATCAAAAGAAGCCTTAATTGAATACCAGATCGATGGTTTCTACGACACTAAAGTGCTTCATCCGGCATCGTTTGCCGCTTGTGTCGATATCACAACTGTATAATTATTAAATGCACCTGCTGTTACAGCGGGTGCATTTAAATAAAACCATATCAATGAAAGTTAAATTTTTAAAATCAGGATGCAGTTTTGGTTACGGTTATCTGGCCGGTGCTGAAGCTGATATGCCAGCTTCTGACGCTGCAAAATTGATTGATTTGCAAATATGCGCAGTTGCTGTTGAAACCACCAATGGTTGCGAATTGCCCGCTGATATACCTTGTTTTGATGAGCTTGAAAAACTTGGCATTAAATCGATTGACGATTTGGCGAAAATAACCGACTTAACAAAGCTAAAAGACATTGGATCTGCAAAAGCTAAATTGATAACTGAATATATCAGCAACATCAATCAGTAATGCAAAGAGTTAAATGGTTGCACGGCGGTGCGGGTTATGGTTATGGCTATTTCAAACACGATGTTTGCGATTTGCCCGATATTGAAGCCATTGAATTGGCAAAGGTAGCAATGGTGGTTATTATCCCGGCAACCGAAGAAATCATACCCGATCCGCCTGTTAACATTCGCCCAATTAACAAACAATTCATTAGGTAACAATGGCAAAATTGGTATTAATAGCAGGTGCAACAGCCGATGTAATATCGGTCGACGAACTACGGGCGCACTTGCGTATTATGCACAACGAACAAAACGAACTGCTTAAGCGGCTTATTCAATCGGCCACTGCTATTGTTGAGCGCGAAACAGGCCGTCAGTTAATGCCTGCCACTTACGAATATCAGCACGATGTTATGCCAGCGTCATTTGCGATTTACAAATTGCCGTTCAATTCATTTGTTAGTTGCAAATACGTTAATGAGGCTGGATCGGAAGTAACCTTAACCAACGATACTGATTTTGCAATTGATCCTGCCGAACCTGCAACGGTTAAGTTTACCAATGTTATTACGTGTAAAGCTGTTCACAATGCAATTCAGTTCAGGTTTAAAGCAGGTTATGCAAATACCGATGCGGTGCCACACGACATTAAGTTAGCTATTATGTTGATTGCTTCGCGATTGTATGTTAACCCCGAAGATCCTGTAACGCAATTAACCACATTAAGCGATCGGTTAATATCATCATACAGAGTTTACGAATGTCGGAATATATAAACATAGGAAGTTTTGACACCCTGGTTGTTGTCGAGGAATCGACCGATAGCCGTGGATCGCGTGGTGAAGCTGTTAAGGATTGGAGTGAGTTGACACGATTTATGGCCAATGTGGTTCAGAGTATCGACGAAAGCGAAGGGCAACAATCAACCATCGACAAAGCATCTGTGACCGTCACTACGCATCATTTGCAATCATCAATAAATACACGTCACCGGTTACTTATCGACGGCTTGTATTACAACATAAAAAGAGTTAACCCAATTAAGCGGGTATTTATTACAATCGACGCAACCGAAACCGAATGAAAAAAGCCGTAACCATAGAATTTGATGGCGACTATGATCTAAAGCAGATCATGGAGCAACTGCCTGATGTTTACAGCAAACAATTGATGCAAAACATATTTGCCAAAGGCGCAGCCCCATTTGTAAGAGCATTGAGAGGACAGGTAAAAGGTAGTTTGAAAGATGCATTTGGTCTAGTGCGAGGTAAGAGTAAAGAAAATCCAACTATTTGGGCAGGCTTAGTTTTTAAACGTGGAAAAAGTTGGACATGGCAACGGACCTATTGGCAGGCTTATGGCACTTTAGAAAATAGAGATGAATCACATCATTTTAGCCATCCAAGAAGAACTGGAATATATATAAAGAAACGCAATCTAAAACATGTATCTACAAAAAAGCCAAGAAACATGTGGCATGGAGGGATAAAACCAAATAGAGCATTACAAGGTACATGGGGCGGATATGCGTCAAAGGTCGAAGAAATAATTCAAATGGATGCAGCCGCCGTAACAATAAAATTTTTAAACAAATACGCTGCCAAATGATAAGCGAAGCAATCAATACTATCATTAAGGATGTATGCGACTTTTATCCATTGTATGGCGACATTAATCGCGAAAAAAACTTTGGCGTGTATAAAATTAATACAACACCCATTCGCACGAAGGATGGGCTTGGTGGATATAAAGGCACAATTAATATAGGTGTGATTAATGAAGTGATGGCCGATTGCGAAACGCAAAGCAAATCAGTAATTGCCCTATTCGAAGCAATACAGAATGCCACATATAATGGCACCGAAATAACTCACATCAAATTGATAAGCGAAGATTACGACTTTGATATTGATGAAAAACTATTTTACAGCACGTTACAATTTAGTTACATCTCTAAAAACGAATAACAATGGCAGCAAAAGTATTAGGGTATAATATCCTTTTTCGTCAGTACATCAGTGCCGGTGTTTTTAAAGTATTTGGTGGTACCACATCAAACAGCTTTGATTTAACCGCAATCACAAAAGAGAGCATCACCAAAGAAGATGCAGGAACCAAGCAACAGACCGTGACCGGTTATGAAGCTGAATTTTCGGTCGAAGGTTTGGTTGAGATCAACGCCGCTGGTGACACGACAACCCGTATCGATAAAGATACGCTGATTGGCTTTATCCTGAATAAAACAGTTATCAGCTTTTATTATGGTACTACTGCCACCGGCAACAAACAGTATTCTGGTTCTGCAATATGCACCAAATACAGCGAGTCGTCAAACAGTGAAGACGAAGCCACTTATAGTGCATCGTTTAAGTTAAGCGGTGCGCTAACAGTTAATACTAATTCGTAATCTCTAAAGCCCCAAAAAATGGATAAACAATACTTGAGGCTCAACGGTAATGATTACCGTGTTGAAGCTACCGTACGTTCATTGCAAAAGTACTGTAAGGTTAAAGGTGTATCGAAATTAGGCAGCATCGAAAACATGAAAGAAGCCACCTTCGAAGATCTTGAAGTGTTGGTTTTTGCATGTCTCGAAGCAGGT